CAGTTCGCCAGCGATGTGATGACAGGCGCCGTATTCGGTAGCCTCGGTGGTGCCGGTCGTGCTGCGCTGTTGAACCGAGTGTTGACGCGGGTGCAGATTCCACGTGGCACAGCTGAGAAGGTTGTCAAGATGTTGGGTGATCCATCACAAATTGACAAGGCGACGAAGTTCATGCAGTCAAAGGGTATACGTGTTGGCCCTCTGTTCGCGGCCACACTCGCGCATTTGTCTGAACCAGTATCCAATGATTAACGGGGGTTAGGCGCGGTCCCACTCACGAAGCACCCGAGGATACCCCCCTATGACCCACATCGACACAAAGCAGAAGATGCAGACCCGCGCCGACCAGCTTGACGCGTTCGCCAAACCGTTACGCAACATTGTATGGGTCGGGGCGTTGATCTTGGCAGCGTGGGTCCAGTTCCTCGGACCAGGTCTCGCTTCCGCCCTGCGAGAACTATCAGGTAGTAACGAGATTTCAGCGCAGATGGACATCGGGTTCGGGAAGACGAACGACCGGCTTGACTTCATCGAGCAGAACATCAAACCCCCTACCGTGGTCAACTGGAACTTCAACCGCCAACTTGGTGGGTGCACCCACGACGAGTGCAGAGTCTTGCACAACATCTCCCGCACAGATTACGGCGAGACCTGCGGTGTCCCTGCCTCGTCAGCAAAAATACGGGATGGGGTTAGTGGTCAGATTTTCGAGTTACCGTTCGGGGAAGACTTCGAAGCGCGCGCAGCGACCCGCACAAGCGAAAACTTCATTATCCCCCTCCTCGTGCCGGATGTAGTGCTGGCGGGCGTTCACGAGTACCAGATCACCAACATGTACCCGACGTGCTCATGGATACGTGAGCCGATCCCCCGCCATTCCCCTTGGTTCTATTTAGAGGTAGTGAGATGAAAGTATCAGACAAAGGACTGTTAGAAATTTGTGAGCACGAGGGCATCGTCCCAACAGTTTATTACGACAGCGTGAGAGTGAAGACGTTCGGCGTGGGTCACACTGCTGCGGCAGGCGCACCAGACCCTGCGTTCATGCCCATGCTTATGCCGAAGGGCGAGGATCTCGACGACGCCATTGACCGCGCGATCAAACTGTTCGGCACCGACGTCGAGAAGTACGCGGCACGTGTTCGGAAAGCGATCAAGGCGCCTCTCAAACAGCACCAGTTCGACGCCCTCGTCGCGTGGGACTTCAACACGGGCGGTGCGCTATGGCGTAGCCCATCCGGCAAACCCTGCCAACTGATCCAACAGGTCAACGCGGGGAACTTCTCCGGCGACGGGTTCATGGGTTGGCTGAGGCCACCAGAACTCAGAAAGCGTCGCACAGCCGAGCAACGCCTGTTCCAGACCGGTGACTACGACCACAACGGCACCACGATCCCCGTATGGGGTACGAACGGCGCCGGAAGGCTGAAGGGGATCGTGAAGAACATGGACGGTCACGAAGTCTTGAAAAAGATGTGGCCGGGGTATACACCTAAACCCACAAAGCGCACGCTGCTCGACATCATTGCCGACATATTCGCGGCGTTCCTCAAGAAAGGCTGAGACTATGAAACTCGTTACAGACGCAAAAGACTGGTGGAAGTGGAACAGCGTACACGTCGCTGCGATCATATCCGCCTTGCCCGTTGTGTGGCAACAACTTCCCCCTGAGTTCAAGGCTCTCGTACCCGACTGGGCGTTTATCCCTATCGGTATCGCGATGTTCATCTCGATGATTGTCGCACGCGTTCGGGCGCAATCCTAATGTGGGGGTGGCTGTTAAACCTCGTCAACCCGTTAAAGGTCGTCGGGGACCAGCTGAACCGCGCCTATGAGACCAAGCTGCTGGCGATGAACGACAAAGAGCGGATCGACGCTGATAAGCAGATCAGCAAACTCGAAGCGAACCGCGACATCCTGCTACGTGAGCAGGGGTCGTGGATGACACGTTGGATACGCCCAGCATTGGCCGCACCGGTCGTCATCTATATGTGGAAGTTGATCGTCTGGGACACTGTCCTGGGATGGGGTGTGACGCCCTTCCCAGGAGAGTTCATCCAGTGGTACGTTCTGACAGTGACCGGCGCCTACTTCATCACCCGTCCGTTCGAGAGACGTCGCTAGAAGTCGAAGTGAGGTTCCGGCCACTCCTCGGCAGGGACGTCGCTTCCGTTGTCAGCGTCTCGCGCCTGCATCATCGCGTCGGCCCAGTCGTAGCAGGCTTTAGCCACGAGGTCCTGATACCCGTCGGATGGGCAAGGTACTGAAAGGGTCATTGTCGACAGGGCTATGCCAGCGAAGCGATCACGGTCATTCATCTCCCGTACCCCATTCTTTCTATTTCTGCGGTCGCCAACTTATCGAAGCACTCGATAACCTCGGCTAGATATATCGCGCTGTCGGGTTCCAAGGTGATGACCACGTTCATCCCCGAAGCCGCACCGGCGCGAAGTGACACGGTCATGTCCCTGAAGTTCTTAAATTTCGTGGCGTCAGACATCGTGCATGATCTTCCAAATATCCTGCTCTTTCTCAACCGCGATCCGAGCAGCCTCGTCACCGCGTACATGCTCGACAGACCCGTCGACATTGGGAAGCTGCCATTCACGATTTTTATTGACCGTCAGCTTGTATTCAGCGGCGAGTAGCAGGCCGGTGGCTGTGAAGCCCGCTCGACGAGACCCGTCCAAAAGTAACAGAAGCGCGTCGGCCCATTCATCTCGGCTGAACGGCTGCTCCTCTATTTCACGTAGTTCCTTGCCCAAGTGAGCAAGTGGACCTGTCCAATCACGGTCAGTGTCTGAACCGAAAGTTTCTTGCGACCACTTAGCATGGTCAGCCGCCAAGGCTTCAAATCTCTGCATACCTATGTCCTTAATTTAAGAGAAAGTGACCGCCGCAGGTACTCGGGAGGATAATACCCGCAGCGGTCGCCGTCGGCCGACGGATTACTTCAGCGCACGCCCAATGGCGGACATGACCTTGTCCATCTTGTCGATGGGGATCATCATGCTGATTGGTACGACCACGACAGACGAGGCCATAGGCGCTTGTGTCTCCTGCGCGACTTCTGCTGCACCTTCTGTCCAACCTGTGTCGTTCATTGGCGGGTCTGCCACCGGAGCGGGCTGTTCGACAACCTGCGCGTCCTCGACCACGGGTGCCTGCTGCTGTTGTGGAGCCGGTGCCTGCTGTTGCACTGGCGCGGGGGCCTGTGTCTGAGCGAACGGGTTCGGCGGTGCAGTCGAAGGATCGGGCTGCGGGATCGGTGCTGCTGCAACGGCCTGCTCGATATGCTGTTGTTGCTGACCACCACCCTGCGGAGCGAACGGGTTCTGTGCGGGGGCCGGAGCCTGCTGCTGACCACCCTGAGCGAACGGGTTCTGATCGTGGGACTGCTCTTGTGGCGGGGCGGCCTGCTGTTGCACTGGCGCGGGTGCCTGCTGCTGTGGAGCGAACGGGTTCGGCGAAGGCGCTGGGGCCTGGCCACCTGATTGACCCTGCGCGAACGGGTTAGTTGAAGCAGCTTGCTGTTGCGGCTGCTGGTTCGCGTCGGATTTAAAAGTAAGTTCTGACATTGAAGTGTCCTCTTTTGGTTTGGTTTCCTCGGGAGTGATCATTACATCACCAAATTCTGCTGTCAAGGCACTAAGAAGACCAGATTGTATCCCGTCCTTTTCTGTGCGCGCAATGATAACAGTTTCATCCACGGTCTTCTCCGTGACGAATGTGTGGACGACGACGTGGCTGGACTTGTTACCCTGCCTCAGAAGTCGACGGTTAAACTGAATATAGTGGTCGAGGTCGATGGTCGGCCCCCACCAAAGGATGTGGTGAGCGTTACCTTTCTGAAGGTTCAAGCCGTGCCCAGCAGACGCGGGGTGAGCAGCCATAACGCGGATTTCGCCTGAGTTCCACTTGTCGACGTTGTCCATCGCGGTCTTCTCATTGATCCCTGCGCCAAGGTAAGGCAGTTCGTCGCCGAGGACTTCACGCAGCTGCGTCAGGTCGTGGTTGAACTCGTAGGCGATCAGAAGCTGCTCGTCGCCCAGTTCGTCTATCAGGTCTTTCAGAGCCTCCTGCTTCTCGGCGTGCAGCTTGATGATCTTCCGATCTTCGTCATAGACACGGCCGTTGGCCATCTGCTTCAGCTTACCTACAAGGACCGCCGCGTTCGCCGCAGTGATCTGATCAGCCTCCATCTCGGTAATCAGGTTCTGCTTCATCTCGCGGTACTTCTTCATCGCCCCTGCTGGCAGAACGATCTTACGGATGTCGTCTACGAACTCAGGCAGGTCGAGGTATCCGTCTGCGCGGTAAATGTACGGCTTGATCCGGTCCTCGATCATCTGCTGTGCGCCTGGACGTGGCAGCCAGCTGAAGCCGTCATACCCCTGCTCGAAGTACGCCGACCGGTATTTCGTGATGTACTTGCCCAGTGACACGCCGTCGTCGAGGATCAGGAACTGACCGAACAGATCGAGCAGACCGTTCGACGCGGGGGTGCCGGTTAGACCCCACTTGAACTTCGCCAACGCAGTGAGCGGCCGTGCAGCTTTGAACCGTTTACCTTGCGCGTTCTTCATCCGCCGGATTTCGTCGTACACCACGACGTCGCACTGCGGCATCTTTCCCTCTTTCGCCATCTTAATGGCCCAAGGGATACCCTCATAGTTGACGATCCAGATGTTCACGTCGCGGCGTCTAAGCTGGTTTTCCTTCTTCGTACCGTGCAGACGGCACGCCACCAACCCGTTCAGCGACGCCCACTCGTCAATCTCTTGGCCCCAGACGGTCTGCGCGACCCGTAGCGGCGCGACGATCATCATGTTCTTGACGATACCCGCATCGTACAGAGCCTTGAAGGCGTGCAGCACGATCATTGTCTTGCCGTAACCCGGATCGAGCCACAAGACAGCCACACCGCCTGTGGCAGCTGAGTTCCAGAGATGTGCAGCGCCGTTGCGCTGGTATTCGTGAGCGTGCGTGCTGAAGTCTAACGGCATTGTTTACAGGGCCTCAAATTCTTCGCGTGTCATCAAAGGCTGACCAACGCAGTGCTTTGCGAAGTTGATCAGTGTGAAGTCGACGTCGTCTTTGCTGTCGCACTTTGCCCATGCGAAGCCATAAGCTACCAGAGTTTTCCCGCGTTCGATCTGCATCGGTGTCGCAGGCTTACCAAGGCGTTTCGTCTCAAGACCGAGGAGGTGGCGGTTAGGACCGAGGATGAACGAGTCTGCCCACCCGACTTCAACACCTGGGCGCATAGAGATGCGAAGGAACCGGAGACCCAGCTCTTTAGCGGTCTTCTTCGCGTGAGCGATTACTTGCTTTTCGGTTTCCATTATAGTGCTCCCCACTGTTCGGCCATTGCGTCTGCAATGCCTTGATATGTTGTGCTGCGCAGCTTCCACCTGTCAGGTGACGGTGGCAGGTAGTGCAGGCGTTCCCGCACGTTTTTTGGCAGCTTCATCATCTCGTCATAGACGTTGTTGGTCTCGACGAGAGGCGGCAGGTTATGAAGGAACAAGCCGGTCTTCTTCTGCTCCGTGTGTCCGAACTGCCAAGGCTGGACGAACTGCGGGGCCTGCATATTCCCGAGGCGACGTAGGACACCGACGGGGTTCTCCATGCAGACACGGTGCGACCGCGCTTTCATGTTTTTCCATAGTTTCACCGTCCAATCGACGGACGCGAGGCGGTCAGCATATTTCGGCTGCCCTAACCCGTATGTCGAGTTCCCAGCGACAGTCAGCGCCGTGCATGGCGGGTGGGCGATGATCAGATCCCAGTCCTGCCCCAGCATTTCGTAAACGTCGCCTTGGTGGTGCGGGTGGAACGGTGCGTCAGTCGGCAAGAGGTCGCAAGAGATTGCGACGTGCCCGCGTTTGATGAACGCGTCGCGCACCGTGCCGGAGTATTCACAGGCTACCAGAACCTTCATCTTAAACCCCCACTGGGCAGATGCCCAACTTACGTGGTCCGAAGTCGCAGAACTTACACGCGTCCTTGGACGGTGTTGGCTGGTATGACTTGTCGGCTTCCATCATGCGGATGTTCCCAACCCATGTGCGCTCGACGTGCGTGTAGAACTGCTCACGGGTAATCTCGAACTCTTTGTCGTCGCCTGTGTCGAGGTAAAGAAGGTGTCCGGTGAACGTCTCAAGGCGCGGGTATGTCCAGAACGCGGGGATCGAAAAGATCTGCATCTGATCGTCGTAGCTTCCGTAGGGCCTCCCCGTCTTCCAATCGAGTGCGGCTGCGGTCTCGACGCCAGCGATCCGGTCGTCATCGACCACGAGAACGTCCCAGATGAAACGGGTGTAGGCGTTGGCACCGAACCAGGAGACCGGCTTGGCCTCACGGTCAAACGCCATTTGCTTCTCGACGGTGACGATACCCTCTTTCATAATCTCGTAGGTCTGACGGAGTTCCCCTCCCAGCTTCGAGAAGTTCTTGCCCAAGCGATCG